TTATTATCATAGAATAGTCATCTGAATGTTCTAAATGATCCATTTTTAGTTCACTATCAGGATATATGTTGCGCCATAATTTTAGAGTATAATTTGATGAACAAACTGCTTTAAATGATGACATATAATTAAACATTCCTTGTAAAAAATTCTGCCCACTTTCAAGCACAGCTGCATGACTACTCATAAAATCTGTTTTTTCTTTTACTGTAAAAAAAATGTTCTGCAATAAACTAATTGGTATTGTTATCTTCTTATTTGACCACATATTTATAATTATTAGTAAATAATTCAAGATATATGGTTCAACAAATCCTGACATTCCTTCAATCATACTCATAAAGCATTCCATTGTTTCTGCTGCTGACCATTTTGTTGCATCACCATTCACAAAGAAAATTTTATCACTAAATGTCTTTTCACTTAATGATTTGTTAAGAAAATCTTGCATGATCAACATCTTTTTATCACCCGGAACTGAAATCATTTCATTTGGTAATTGTGCACAAATTTCAGAAAATATGTTTTCTAAAACACGTGCACAACATTTTGCCCCTACATTTATAACATAAAATTCTCGTTTTGCACCATATTGTGCTTTGATGCAAATATCAGCAACAACTCTTGATTCATTTGAATTTATATTCCATTCTGCAACATCAAACACTGTAAATAATGATTTATCCTGTGTTAATACATCCAATAAGCAATCATGGACCTTTGATCTATTACTGTTTGGAAGTGAACTTTCTTTTGAAATATTTGTTTTTAACATGGTTGGTGTAATATTGTTTGTATTTATCCTGAAGTATCTTGCATACTCTTGTACATATAAGCTTTTTTCAATTACTTTTTTCTTAGGAATCTTAATATCAATGAGTTCTCTTTCATATTCTGGTATAGCAGCCTTTGTACTAGTTACACTGGATATTGGTTCATTAAAGTGTTTTAAAAACCTTGTTTCCCAATTCACTCCTCTCAATGTTTGCATTGTTTGAGACACAGAAACACTAACTACTTCACTAACATGTCCTACTATATTCTTCTTATCTAATAACATTTCAACAATCTTATCATCTTCCATTATTCCTAGTTTTCTATCTTTTGACATGGAATCATATTTTTTTTGGTATTCTAATATGACATTCACAGCTTTCACATTTTCATGATGTATATTAGATGGCTCTTTCAATGTGTGGACATATATGAACATATCATCTAAAA